GTGGCCGGCGCTCCTGCTGGGTTTGGTGCTGTGGCTGCACAAGGCGCACCTTTTGGTGCCAACCCGATGCCTGCCGCACCGTTTGGCGCACCCACAGGTCTGCCTTCGTTCTTGGCGTAAATGAATTGGGGTGATGTGCTTGCATACCGAGGCTGCAAGTTAAATGAGGAGCTGTGGGACAGCACATCGCAAGATGAAAATGAGGAACTAGCAGCATCACCCCACCTAACCCGGTAACCGTAATGAGTAACGACTATGTGTTTGACATCGAGACATACCCCAACGTGTTCACGCTGGCCGTAGAACACGCAGACGCCCCGCTGCGCTGGTCCTTTGAGATCAGCGGCTGGCGCAATGACTCCAAGGAGATCATTGAGTTCCTTGGGTATCTCAAGGACACCAACGCCAGGATGATCGGGTTCAACAACCTCGGGTTTGACTACCCCGTCCTGCACACCCTGATCCGCATGGGTTACAGCGATTCCCGCGCCCTGTACGACAAGGCAATGGCGATCATCAACACCCAAGACGATGAAGACGGTAGCAGGTGGATGCACACGGTCAAGCCGACAGATCGTCTTGTTGAACAAATTGATCTCTACCTCATCAATCACTTCGACAACCGCGCCCGGTCCACCAGTCTCAAGGTGCTTGAGTTCAACATGCGCTCGGACAACATTGAAGACCTGCCGTTTAAGGTCGGCACCATCTTGAACCCTGAACAGATTCAAGTGCTCAAGAAGTACAACGCGCACGATGTGGCGCAGACCAAGGCGTTTTACCACCACACCTTGGGCATGATCCGGTTTCGTGAGGAACTCACGCACAAGTACAACCGCGACTTTATGAACCACAACGACACCAAGATCGGCAAGGACTACTTCGTCATGAAGTTGGAAGAAGCCGGTGTTGCCTGTTACGACTTCGGCCCCAATGGTCGCACGCCCAGGCAGACCCCGCGCCCCGTGATTCATCTCAAGGACGCCATACTGCCTTGGATCGAGTTCTTGTCACCCGAATTCACCAGGGTGATGAACTGGCTCAAGGATCAATCAATCACCGAAACCAAAGGAGTTTTTGAAGACGTTACTGCTACTGTCAATGGCTTTACTTTCGTTTTTGGCCTTGGTGGAATTCACGGAAGCGTTGAATCAGAAGTCATTGAATCAAACGATGAGTTCGTCATCGTCGATCTTGATGTCACTTCTTATTATCCAAACTTGGCTATCACTAATCGTTTTCATCCTGCACATCTCGGACGCGATTTCGTAAGCATCTACCAACACCTGTTTGAGCAGCGCAAGACATACCCGAAGAAGTCAGCCGAGTCAGCGATGTTGAAGCTGGCGCTTAACGGTGTCTACGGTGACAGCAACAGCCGGTTCAGCGTGTTCTACGATCCTCTGTTTACCATGAGTATTACGCTCAACGGCCAACTGCTGCTGTGCCTGCTGGCCGAAGGGCTGATGCAGATTGAAGGGTTGCGCCTGATCCAAGTGAACACCGATGGTCTGACGGTGCGCGTGCCTCGGGCCAACAAGTATCTGGTGGATGCCGCCAGTGCAGCGTGGCAGCAGCGCACCAAGCTGAACCTTGAAGAAGCCATCTACAAGGCGATGATGATCCGCGATGTCAACTCGTACATCGGGGTGTTTGAAGACGGTAGCACCAAGCGCAAAGGTGCCTACGAATACGACATGGAGTGGCACCAGAACCACGGTGCTCTGGTCATCGCCAAGGTGGCCGAGAAGGTGTTGGTTGAAGGTGCCCCGATCCGCGAGACCGTGGAGCAGTGGCCCGACATCATGGACTTCATGCTGCGCACCAAGGTGCCGCGCTCCAGCTATCTGGCAATTGAACACGATGGTGTGGCATCACAGCTTCAGAACACTACGCGCTACTACATCGCCCAGGGCGGTGGTCACCTCTTTAAATGGATGCCACCCCTGAAGGCCAAACCCGAGGTGTGGCGCAAGATTGGCGTTGAGTCGGGATGGGGTGTACAGCCCTGCAACGACATCCGGGATGCTGGCAAGTTGCCAGTTGATTTTGACTACTACGTGAGGGAGGTAGAGAAACTCTGCCTCAGTTTGAAATGAACGCATTGGACAAACAAGTCGCAGGTGACCACTACAAAGACCAAGCGATCCAGCCTGTTGAGTACATCCATGCTAACGCAATTGGGTACTTTGAGGGCAACGTGATCAAGTACGTATCCCGTTGGCGCAAGAAGAACGGCATCGCTGATCTTGAGAAGGCCAAACACTACATCGAATTGCTGATTGAACTGGAGACACGAGATGCTGGAAAAACAAATTGAAGCCAAGGTCTGCGACTACGCCAAGTCCAAGGGTGTGCTGGCGTACAAGTTCACCAGTCCAGCCCGTGCCGCTGTACCTGATCGCCTGTTCATTGCACCCGATGGGCGCATGTGGTTCTGCGAGTTCAAGCGCGAAGGTCAGGTGCCCACGCCAGCGCAGTACCGGGAGCACGACAAGCTTAGACAGCAGATGGTCAACGTGTTTGTGATTGACAACGTGACCGAGGGTAAGCTGATGATTGACGTGATGGTGATGGGATGCTGAAAGTTCTTGTTGCGTGCGAGTACAGCGGCAGGGTGCGTGATGCGTTTACCCGCATGGGGCACTTTGCAATGTCGTGCGATCTGTTGCCGACTGACGCGCCGGGTCTGCACTATCAAGGTGATGTGACCGACATCCTTGGCCAAGGCTGGGACTTGATGATCGCCCACCCACCATGTACACATCTTGCCGTATCAGGGGCGCGTTATTTTGCATCTAAGCGAGCCAGTGGGGTTCAGCAAGAAGCGTTGACTTTTGTGCGTCAGTTACTTGATGCCCCGATTCCCAAAATCGCACTAGAAAACCCTGTGAGCATCATCAGCAGTGCAATTCGCAAGCCCGACCAAATCATACAGCCGTGGCAATTTGGGCATGGTGAAACCAAAGCCACTTGTCTGTGGCTTAGAGGTTTACCAAAACTCACGCCTACATATATTGTCGATGGTCGAGATGACCGCATTCATAAAATGCCACCATCGCCCGACAGATGGAAACTCCGCAGCACAACTTACCAAGGCATCGCCGATGCAATGGCTGCACAGTGGGGTGGTCTATGCTGACACCTGACTTACTCCACGGCTACCAGCAAAAAGCTGTCAACTTCCAGTGCACCCACCCCCACTCGATGCTGTGGTTGGACATGGGTCTGGGCAAGACCGTGATCACACTGACCAGTCTGGCCCACCTGATCCGCACCCAGTTCCTGCGCGGCGTGATCATCGTGGCCCCCATCCGAGTCATCCGTCTGGTCTGGCGTCAAGAAGCTGCGAAGTGGCAGCACACAGGACACCTCAAGTTCAGCATGATCACGGGCACCAAGGATCAGCGCACCCGCGCCCTGCTGCGCCCCGCTGACATCTACATGATCAACTACGAAAACCTCGGCTGGCTTTCTGAGACGCTTCAGACTTACTTCGTCAAGAAGGATCGCCCGATGCCCTTCAACGGGATTGTGTGGGATGAGATCAGCAAGATGAAGAACAGCGCCACGAACCGGGTCAAAGCGTTTCGCAAGATCGCTGACAAGTTTGACTGGACCACGGGCCTCACAGGCACCCCGGCCTCCAACGGGTACAAAGACCTGCATGGTCAGTTCCTTGTGGTGGACAGGGGCGAGCGCCTGGGCACCAGCAAGACAGCGTTCCGCACCCGGTTCTACCGCAAGGCAGGTCCGTACAAAGAGATTCCCTACGAGGACACCGAGGACACGATCAAGAAGTTGATCGGGGGCATCACGCTTGAGATGAGCGCAGAGGATTACAACCCTCTGCCCGATCTCATGGTCAACAACATTGAGATCGAGATGCCCGACACCCTGAGGGCTATGTACGAGAGGATGGAGAAAGAGTTCTTCCTGACCCTTGACAGCGGCACCACGGTGGAGGCGTTCAATCAGGCATCGCTGACCAACAAGTGCCTCCAGTTCTCCAACGGTGCCATGTATCCAGTGCCAGGGATGCCGCTGTGGGAGCCAGTGCATGACCTGAAGCTGGACGCCCTTGAGGACATCATTGACGAGGCCAACGGGTCGCCAATTCTGTGCTCGTATGCCTACAGGTCTGACGCTGCCAGGATCATGGAGAGGTTTAAACACTTGGACCCGATCAATTTGACCGACTGCAAGAGCGAGGCATCGTTGACCAACGCCATGCACCGCTGGAAGACGGGCGACTGCTCCTTGATGATCGGGCACCCTGCAAGCATGGGTCACGGGATTGACGGGTTACAGGCTAATGGGCACATCCTTGTGTGGTTCGGCCTCAACTGGTCACTTGACCTCTACGCTCAGTTCAACGCCCGGGTGCGCCGCCAGGGTCAAGGGGTGCCGGTGATCTGTCACCGCATCTTGTGCCAAGCCACCTTGGACCAAGCACAGGCTTTGGCGCTGGACGACAAGGCATCAACTGAAGCAGGGTTGCGCAAGGCAATCAAAGAATATCGACAATCAAAAGGACATTGAAATGAGTTACGCCGAATACGAGATGAAAGTGGTGCAGTGGGGCGAGGCCCGTGGCATCGTGCAAAACGCCACAGCAATGTCGCAGGCCATCAAGACACTGGAGGAAACCACCGAGTTGATGGACGCTATCAACAAGAAGAACCCTGACGAAATTAAGGATGCTGTGGGCGACATCGTGGTCACACTGATCATGGTGTGCGCTGTGATGGACATTGACTTGACGCAATGCCTCAAGGGTGCGTACAACGAAATCAAGGATCGCAAGGGACATTTGACAAAAGAAGGTGTATTTGTCAAAGAAGCGTGATACACTTGTGTCACACCAACAACCGGAGTAAATGTCATGAAGTTAGTTCAAATTGTCCAGTCGCTGTACGCGCCACCGAGTCCCGAGTCCATTGCGCTACGGGAGCTTGAGGAGTCCCGGCGCGAGTTACTCGCTGCACACACGGCGCACGAGTACGCCGCTGCAATGGTTGAGTTTCACAAGGGCAAGATCGCACGACTGAGCTGGTTTCTCAAAAAAACAATGGACGAGGTGCAGTCATGAGCCAAGCACAACGAGTGTTTGAAGCCGTGATGCGCGGCAAAGGACATGATGATTTTGAGAAGTCGCCAACAGGCAAGTACTTAAACCCCGGGCTGCAAGTTCGCTGGCCCATGTTTCTGCTGGGCTGGGAGATGCGCGAGGTGTCCAAATGACTACATGTAATGAATGCGAGACCGTGGCGCACTGCCTCAAGCATGGGTGCATACCCAAGGTGCACAGCACGATAGACATGGCCCGTGAGGCTGGTGGACGAGCGCAACAAAACAAGAACTGTGATGTTGAATACGTGATGTCTTCCGAATCGCTTCAACGCCTTGTTGAGTCTGTCCGTGCTGATGAGCGTGAGGCTTTTGCGGCCAAAATCCAAGCGGAAATTGACCACGCTTATCTCAACGAATTGCGTTTGGTTCCTTCATTTGGGAAGCGTCAAGGAGATATTGCAGTACGCGCCGCCCATTTGGAAGCAGCACTGGACGCCATCCTGGCCAGGGGGCAAGCATGAACTGCAAACACAACTGGCACCCAAGCACATTTGGTATTAAGTGGCGCAGACCTAATCACTACCTGTACCAATGCACACGGTGCGCAAAATTCATTGGAACATTACTGAAGGAGCAACAGTGAACATCGTCATCTATTCCAAAAGCAACTGCCTTAACTGCACCGCTGCAAAACGCCTCTTAGATGACAAGGGCATCGGCTACAACGAGTACAGCGTTGATGACCCGACAGTGATGGCGGCGTTCATTCAGACGCACCAAGGCATCCGCCAGATGCCTCAGATATTCATTGAAGGTCAGCGCGTGGGCGGCTTGGCTGGGTTGCAAGCTGCATTGAAGGAGTTGGGGCTATGAGCAAAGAAGCATTGAAGCTGGCACTGGAGGCGTTTAGCGTGATCGCAATAGCTGACAACCTTGATTGGATACGGCATAAAGCAGAGCAGCAAGCCACCGCCATCAAGCAAGCTTTGGCACAGCCTGTGCAGGAGCCTGTGGCGTGGGTGCTGCTCCGTGAAGACGAGGACGGTTTTGAACCCATCCAGTTTTACGGCGGCAAGGAAAAGCCCGAAACAGCAGCGGGGGAACTCAAGCCCCGGTTTACTTTACGCCCGGTCTGTTTTGCTGACACCACCCCACCCTCAGCACAGCCAGCACCTGTGCAGGAGCCTTCTGGATTCTTCCGACACGAAGATGCGTGTGGAGATGAAGTCGGCCCTCCTACTCCGTACTACCTTACCCCACCCGCAGCACAACGGCAATGGGTTGGGCTGACGGATGAGCAGCGCAACGACTGCATTAAATTTCCCCAGCGAAATTTGCTTGCTCGTGATGGCACCACATCGCAACGCATTGCCCGAGCCATCGAGGTCAAACTCAAGGAGAAGAACACATGACAGCAACTCGATTCGCACCAGTCAAGAATATTTTTACCGGGGAAGAAGTAATTCGGTTTGTCCCGATCCCTCAAGTCAGCACAAAGCGCAAAGGTGAAACGCAGCACGACGCCAAATTCACCACCCTGCTCG